TTAGAAGCAAGCGTCGAATTCTGGGAACTCAAACACTGTCGTCGGATAATCAATGATATTTATCGAGGTTCCGTCGAAGTTAATTGGCGTAAAGTCGAACGGATCGAAGTTCGGAACTACTGTTCCGTCAATGGTGTAGTCAATCGTGATGACTTGTGGGTTAAAGATCGTAGGATCAACACCTGTACCGATATTTACGTTTCCAGACGCAATCAAAGCAGTAATCGGAATACGATTTGTGCCATCAGGCGTAGTTTGGACGTTAATAGGTCCAAGACAAACTTCGCCACTCTTATAGTTGACTGTTCCAACACCTTTTTTGAGGATAACCTCTTTCTCATCAAGTTTTGAGACCATAATCAGTTCACCCTTACCGTCATCACGTACATTTACAGGCAAAAGTGCCGATGTATCGTTATCGATGAACGTACTGGTGCTCAGAACTGAGTTTGTAGTCAACTGTTGTGACTGAACTGCCAGTTCGAGAAGATTTTCGGTGTATCCAGTCGAATAGAACGTACCTGACTTAACAGAAGAGAACTTAGGATCGCAAGTTCCGCCCCCACCAGCGCCAGTACCAGTTGTACCACCAGAAATGTCACTAGGATTGACAATTTCGTTGTTAAAATCGACACATTGGGTAAACGTACTGCCAAATGGGAACCCTTCGACGTTCAAACCGAGGGTCATTGAGGTCTGATTACCAACAATCGCGTTATTTGAGTTATCTACCATCGACTGGAAGGCAGATGTGTCGATTCTGCCGTTAAATCTGTTGGAAGAACCCTGATTATTGTATTGATCGATAGCAGACAACACAGTTGTCGCCATTTCATTGTTAGAAAGGTTGGTTCTAGTGCCATCGAAGAAGACGTACGACTTCGGACGGATGTATAGAGTGGTAGGATCGATGATGACTGGTTCGATTGCCGCCATCGAATACTTCAGAAGGTCATTCTTGATACGCTTCTTAGTTGTTTCGTTCAGTGCTGCACCACTTTTGGTTTTGACAGCAACAAATACCTTGCCATAGATCGGGGGAGCAAGTCTTTCACCACCATAGGCAGTAACAGACTTTGCCATCGGATATACCATCTTGGTGATATACTCATAGTCCGACTCAGTAACCGCTCTATTCTGCGCTGAGAATGCCCTAGGAGCGTTATATTTAATGCTAACGATGTCTTCCCCTACCTCACCGTCTTGAGAGGCGTCTACGGTCGTTACAGAGATGTTAGAGGAGGGTATGATGCGACCAGTGTTATCAACGGCGCGACCAATGAAAGTAAACTTTTTACATCCATTAGCAAGGGGACCATCTGTACGTACATACTTGAATCTGATGATCTCACCAGCAATCAATTCTCTACCGATGATACCATCACCAAAGATGACTTTATATCTCAGGTCATCAGTCTCTTCTAGAAAATAACCACGAGTAGTACCATCAACTCCAACAATATCAGTAATCCTATTGTACGTGTCGATCTCCTCTGATTGAGCATTAGGAGAAATACTAACGTAAAGCAGATCTGTATCAACATTATCAACGGGAATATCATAACCACGCTTCTTGACATCCTCAACGGTGTACTTGTACGTTAACAAGTTGCCTTGATAAACGACAGTTTTATTAAATTCTGCAATGCCAGTAGTCTGATCTACAGCAACCGTCAGATCTTGAGGCAGAGTGAACAGATAAGATTCACCATCCACGGAAGATACGAAAGTATCACCCTGTGGCAAGGTTACTGTTGAGGGGAAAGTTGTGCTACTACCAACATATTGCGTCTGTACAGCGAAATGCAAACACGCTTTTGACGCTTTGATGGATCTTGGTGTATAATTAAGTTGCTTCGCAATCTTAACAACGTTGTCTCTAATCGTTGCAGATTCAAGGAACGCCTCATTCATCGCCATATTAGCGTTGAACGCAGCATAGTAAGTGTTATATGCCAGTACGTCTAACAAATACGACGCAGCAGAACCCTCAAAGTCGTAATCAGTAAACTCAGTTCTAGTTCTCAGATACGATCTGATAGATTCTTTGATCTCTGTAAAGTCCAGAGATGTTAAATTTGAAGGGATTGCTGCCATCTGTTAGGTTCTCTCTAGGAGGAAATCAACTGTTTGTACTAAAGTCTCACCAACAATAGTGTAGTCTACCTCTATATCTAGGGTATTATCATCATCTCCAGGATTGATACGTACCTCATTCAGTACGACTCTGGGTTCAAATCTTGCTACTACGTTCTTGATCTCTTCTTTTAGATCTTCTCCCAAAAAGACATCATAGGGTTCAAATAGCATTTCTCTCAAACGAGACCCTGTGTTGGGTTGAAAGGGTCTCTCGTACATACCTGTGGATATTAAGTTGCGGATAGACTGCTTAATAGCGTTCTCATTCTTTACAACAGAAAAATCTTCAGTATTAGGATTCGCCTTGAATCCAATACTGAAGTCCTTAAATGCTCTGCTGAGCGTTCTATCTGCTCTAAATTTGTATGCCATTAAGTGTCAAAGCGTTCGACGTAATCATCGAAACCACCTTCACCACCACATTGTCTAGATAAACGATCCGTAGGGGGATCGTTGGGTTTGTTTCGGTTCAAGTATTTATCAGCGCGGGGGTCGGTTATTAGAACCATCCCACTTTTAATGAAATCTTGACTTTGATCAGGGATAGGACTGTTTGCCATTGTGCTCTGTAGATGAGGACAGAACTTTTATAGCGGTTACTATCGCTGTTTAGTATTTATCGCTTACCCTGACCCCTGTAACGCTTGCGTGCCTTATTACGGGAACTTGAAGCGTACTTGGTGTGCTGACCGTTACCTTGACGAGTTTTCTTGGGAACCGATTCAATCAGCTTCTGACCAGAGAGACCAACTTTTGCGCGTGCCATAGAATTGTGTGTAGGACTCGCAAATTATAGCACGATTATCCAGCGAGGACAGTAGGAGAACCATATGCAACCACTGACTTACAGGGCCAAGAAACGAATGGTTTACCAATGCCAAGAGGGTCTAGCATTCTACCAATAGGTCTCTTCAGAGCGTACACTGTAAACGTTGTTGCCTCACACATACGGAAGTGACCAACACCACCCATATCTTCCACTGTGAGCATACCGCAAGTAGTGGGTGTTGGGATAATACACATTGCCTTACCACAAGGGCACAGGTAATTAATGATGTTTGCCGTGGTTGATGTATGTGGTGTAAACGTGTCACCAAACAACATAACGGGCAAACCGTTGACTAGCACAGTTGCTCTAAGAGGATTGACCGCTTCAAGTGGAATTAGCGGTTGAGGTGCCCACCAACAAGTAAGGTCCTTAACAACGATGCCAAAGGGGATAGGAGGCGTGCCACAGGGTTGTTGATTGTGGATAGATGCGGGTACGGGTAGTCCGTGTCCAGAACAAGGAAGACCGTTAAGAGACGCAACTGGTTTTAGAATTCCTAATGCCATCAGTCAAACGTAATATCGCACTCATCAAAGTACGGGTTACCATAGTTATTTAACGTTTCATCCAGCAAACGCGCAGATCCTGTTGAGTAGTTTCTCCAAAGCATACTACCCTCGTACGGTCCCATCTCAATATGGTTGTCATCATTGATACGCTTGGGGTCAATAGCGATAGCAGCGTGCTGCACTTCATTCAGCGCAAGGCATCCTTGGAATGGTGGATTGGAGCAAAGGTCGTTTGCGGTAATAGGATTGCCACTATTGTCATATCCAGAGTTTACAGTTAGCACACCATCTGTAACAAAGTTGTGCCAGTTGTCATTACTGAACTTACCACCGCTACAACTGTTCAATGTGACACTGTTATACGTACCCCAACCAGCTCCACCTGTAAAATTACCCGTGTTTGACTGTGATGTGCTGGTCTGCCCTGTATTAGGATCAGTGGTAGTAGTCTCGCTGTACTCATATGAGGTCCAGGTAAACGGGGAGAACGTACCGTAGTTTCCTGATCCGATCCAAGTTTCCAACTGATCAAGCTCTGTCATACCCTGATTAAGACCATAGTCAAAGGTATTTTCGTCACCACCAAGAGGAACGAACGCATATTGACCGCTAGAAGTCTCATAGCAGCGCCCTTTAGCATCACCATTAGTGCAAGGATGCGTTTTTTCATCTCCAGTACCACCAGATTTAGGTACTTTGCGCGGTCTAGTGAGTTGTGGACGCCCCAAAGACTTCAACCAGTTCATAAAACGAGTGTTTACAGCCGCACCTGCGCCACTTACGTCACCATCTACTTGAATACTTACCTTCACTTTCGCAAGATCTAGTTTAGAAGCGCAGTATTTGTACGGCATCCACCCAAAAAGAAGTTCATTACCCTCCGAATCAAAGGATTGATACGGACAGGGGATGTCAAAGAAGCGTCGAACCCCATAAAGATTGCTCTGGGCAACCTCAACACACCCTCCAGGAAAGATTCCTGCCATACCATTGGACAGTTTTTCCTCAATCTGGTCCGCGTACGGTCTAGAACGTGAGAATAAATCACCAAGCATACCGTTGTTGGCGTTAAAGTCGCCATCTAAACCGCGTAAATTGCCAAAGAGTGCCTGTTCATCATAGTATTGCGCCCAATCTGACCACCCTTTACCAGAATCTGGTTGGAAACACAGACCAGGAACAATCTTATCGCAGAACTTTTGCTTCTCTTCTGCGTTAACATCACCCATTTTGATGTATCCACGCGGATATATGGTTGTCTTCTCAGTGTTAAACAACTGAGAGTTCTCTAGAATGATGTCTCTATCTGCCTGCAGTGCCGCATTTGCGCTTGCATCGTTGTTACCGAACTGACTGAGAGAGCGTTTGATCTCCACTTCATAGGGGTTCATACCCTCAGCAACGTACTTGTCCTTCCTAATACCCGTCTCACGGTCTACCACAAGCACTTTAGGGCGCGTACCAGGGGAGTATCCACGACCTTTATTGGTAATAATTACGTCAATGATGGAACCATTGTCATCTAGAACCGCTTTGAACTCTGCTGCTTCGAGTGTTCCGTTGACATCAGACTCAGTAACGAAGGATTTGTTGCTAATTTTGGATGCAGACCTACGTACTTTCTTGTCAAAGCGTTTGAAATCCGTCTCATCCTCTACATCTAGCTGTACTTTTGTCGAAAAATCATCCTCAAAGAACTCATCTACGTTAGATCCCGAGTCAGCGAATCCCTGTTCGCGCAATACCTCAGGGAATTCGCAGGAAAGTTGTGGATTTACGTAGTCTTTTCCCGAATTAATGATCTTAACGCTCTGTACTCTACCCTTTTTATCGATTTTTGCTTGTAATACCGCCTCATCTATCGTACGTTGCGGGATCAAAGCGTTCTTATCGATCTCTACACGCATATAGGAGACCTGTTTAGGGAACTCAAACACTCCCCAGAACGCTCCTTTGTTAGGAATTCCGTATCCTGCCAGTACAGTGATGACACCATTGTTAGCAGAAGTGAAGTTTTGACCGTATGTGAACGCACTTCCTTGCCCTTCTTGTTGCAAAGAAGACAATTCCATATACCCACAGTTCATCTCATCACCAAAATAGCGACAAGCAGTGATCATCCAACCATTAATACGCTCACCAATCTTAAAGAAACCGCTACCAGTGAGGTATCTAAAGAAGATACGGTGGTCATCTGTACCTGCTGTCCAGAAAGATTCGTTTGCACCTGGTGTTAGATCAGGAGCATCAACAAACAATGTGGTCTTTTTAGTTACCCAAGCATCCTGACGGATCACATAGTTATAGTTGTGGTACGTTAGAGTGGGCTCTGGCGGTGTACTGTCATCCCTGTAAGAAGTAGGAAGACACGGTGCATCAGTCTCAAAGAAGTTAATACCATAGATCGGTCCATTCCAGGGGTACGATGTGTCGTACAGGTAGAATACAAACTGACCTTCAAAGGCATCGTGAAAGTTGATTGAGCGGGGCACTGCTGCCTTCACAGCGCCGTTCTTTCCATAAAACCACTCAAAGTATGCATCAGTGTCTAATAGGTCAACACTGTTGCCCCAACCACGAGAAGACGTAGCAGGCACACCATCTCTATCTTTCAGGTAATCCATAATGGTGTATGGTGTACCGTACGGTCTTCTATTACCGTTACTATCGTTATCTGATACCCAGTCATACCAACTTGATCTATTAACTAGACCAGTGCTCTGTGGACCACCAATCTCCTCATACCGTGCAATGGCACGAGGACCTGGTGTAAGAGTTACGTACCCAATGATACCTTGATACCGATACTCTTCACCTCTTGGGTCATTACAATCTGGTACACCAGATACACCAGTCTCCAGGTTATTTTCAACTACAGGATTGACCGTATAGAAGTCGTTAGGACCTCTTTTACTGTCTCCAGGGTGTCTATAGTGGTAAAGGGGTCTTATCGCCTCTCCAGTGACCAGCAAACCGCTGCTGTTGGCGTTTGATTCACTGGTCCAGATATACCCCAGATTCTCTCCACCACCATTACCAGTCTCTAGTTTGTGATTCTTCTCACTACTATTGTACACAGAGCGAAGACGCACTGTACCACTTACTGAATCTCTCAGTGTAGTGAAGTACCTTGCGCCTCTCTGACGTGGTTCTCTATTGTATGACCTATGCTTATGTTCGTCTTCCTTGACTTCCTTGTTCTTACTATACAGGTGGTTCCTCAACTTACCTGAATAGAACCTAAAAATAGTTCTTCTTTCACTGGCGCAGAATGCTACGCAAGTCTCTTGTCTCTCGCCAATATAAAATACCTCATCCTTTCCAAACTTATACCCACCAGGACCATTGTCCTCGTACGTTATCTGGTATCCGTTTGGAACGTTAGCAGCATCTGCTTCTGCACCCGACCAAGTTTTATTATAATCTTCGGAGTCAACGGGGTTCTCATAAGAGCGCCCCGTCTCCTGTACGTAAATTGCCACTAATCACTAGAGAGTTTCTCTTCGATTTTATTTAGTCGCTCAAACAGATTATCAAACAGTTTTGTCAGGTTACTGTAGTCAGTATCACCAGGGATTTTATACTGAATCATATCAGCACCGCGTGATAGCAGTTGTTCCATTCTACCAACGCGCTGTGCAAGATTCGTACAAGTCTTGGCAATCATTTCAAATCGCCACTCGTTCTCTTCTTCTTTATTAGCAAAGTTGGGGATCTCTAGATCCTGTGGGATTTCAAAGTCTTCAGACATTAAAAATAATTGATGTTAAGGACAACACGGTACTTCTCGTTAGTAGTAGACGTACCGCTATGAGGGGTGTTCACAGGGAATTTTACCAGACGGTTGGCAACAGAGTCAACCCTTCCATTATGGAACTTGGTATATCCGTCATTACTATTAAGATAAAGGATAGCAGTCGTTGCTCCTTCAAACTCTTCACTACCATACTCACCACAATCAGTATGGAATGCATACTCTTGTAGACTATCCGTATGGTGATTCAGGTTTGCCTTAATACGGATGAGCGCACGCGGTTGTAACAGGTTGATAATAGGCAATACGTACTCATACATCTGACTTAATGGTTGACCATTACCATACAGGTAGTTTACCATTTGCCAGTTGTAGATTTCTGCTGCTTGTAGTTCAGGATCAAACATCCGTGCTACGTGCATTACCTTCGCCTTATTCACAAACCAGGGAAAATCCTGACCCGTAAATGCTTCAGAGATACGTTCAAACTCCTCAGGAGGTAAGAAGTTATCAATGATTTCTAGATTTGCCAATGGATCCATAGTCTTTAGAATAGTTACGACGCTCGCGGGGGCGCGGTTTTTGAGGCTAGTCAATAAAGCTCGATGCATTCAGTTTGGTTTGGATACTTCGCCATAGGTTCTGTACCTTGGTGAGTTCCTTGCCGCCCTGAACATCTGCTTTGTATATGAGACACCACTGTGCTGAGTTGCACAGTAGTTTGCGTTCCGCATCAGTGAGTGTGATAGTCCACTCAGTCGGTTTCTCTGTAGGGTCCATAGAGGTTAAC